CCTTTGCCCTGCTGCTGGAACTTACCTGCGGCTAAATCTTTACGGAGTTGGGTTTTCGTATCACTGTACGGCATCTTCTTCCTCCGTTTCGACTAGACCAAGCATACGGGCTTGTTCGTCAGGGCTTGCTTCGCCACTCGTCACCTTCTGGCTCATTAGGCCCATCCCAATAGGTTCAATCAGCTCTGCAGGTGTTTCCACTGTTTCAGGAATATCTTCGTCAATTAGTCCAACGGCTGCTTTCAGAATGGTAGGAGTGATTGGGATACGGCCCTTATCTTCAAGTCCGCTCTCGTATTTCAGCCCGTTCTGTTCGGCGATGATCTGCAGATAACGGTAAACGGGACCTGCTGCTAAAATCGCTAGGTCGATGCCAAACTTACCTCTGCCGATTGATTGCATCATTAAGCCAGCAACGATCCCAGCCAGTGGCTGTTCCAATTCAATCAATGAATAAATCAGCTCCGATTGCTGTGGTTCCGCCAATCGCTCAATCAAGTAATCGACAGCTTCATCATAATCAGTAATTTCTGGGGGTCGGTGCCAAGGGTAATTACGGGTATCCGACATGTAGTTTTCGCCGGGGATCGGCATATCAATCAGAAGTTCCATCTGCGTCCTCCATGTCTGGTTCTTCGGCAAATGAGGCTTCTAACTCATCAAAATATTCAGGGGTGAAGAGCAGGTCTTTCCCCTGCGCCTCAATCAAAGCTGTCGGTAGTCGTCCGTCTAGGAATGCCTTGATTGACCGCTTAACAGCGTCATCAAACTTCATTTTTTAATTTCCCGTAATTTACCTGCAGGTAGCCATATGGACCTTCGTCCACCGCATCTGGGCGGGTTTTCATGACTTCCTGCGCAATCACACCGAACGCAGGATATTTATCTGCGCCAATGCGTTTGGCTTCTTCGTTCCAAGTCCAAGTGTAGAAATTGATGCCGTTCAGCTCTTCGTAGAATGTGATGTCATCCTTAAGACGCTCATCTGAAAATAGCCATTTCGTAACACCCATCTTAATTAGGTCTTGGACAAAGCTGCCTCCACCACCGCCTGTTGATGCAGCTTGTGCATTCAACTGACCGAGTAGCAGTTTCAATTCAAATTCTTCTTCAGCAACACTGCCCTTAAAGATGTAGTCCATCATGGCATCGGCTCGGTCCCATGTCCGGTTCAAGCCTTCTTGAGAAATGTCGAGAATGTTGCGCACATCAGCCGCTGCAGCTTCGAACAACATCTGCGTATTGGCAGTTGCAACTGTCTGCCGCCACTTTGCGTTTGCGGTGTCGATCTGGAATTGCATTTCGCTGTAGAATTTCTGACGGCTGTCTTCCATCGCAGCGTTAAATTCAGCAGCATCATTGATCTCACCAGCATTGAACTTTTTCATCAGGTTCATCTGCTCTGCATTGAACTGCTGAACCTGCACTGAAATCTGATCATAAAACTTTGTGAAATCGTTTTGGTTTTCGGCTGTGAATAGGCGCTGTGCATTGGTTGCACCCGTATCCTCAAACAGTGCCTGGACCTTTGACTGGGTGTTTATGACCTCAGCTTGCTGCTCGTTCGTCAGGTTGGTCAAATCCATTTGCAGAAAGGCTTTAGCGTTTGTGACCGCTGCCGTTTCTCGAGCATCCAGATTAGCCATTTCCAAGTTCGCTAGAACGTTGGCCTTGTTGATAATCGCTGCCTGTCGGTTATCAAGGTTCTTGGTGGTCAGGGTTTGGAAAAAGGTTGCCTCCTTTTCCGCAACTCCCAATGACGCTTCCATGATCGCTGTTGCCATGGCCGCTGTAGCAGCCGTTCCAGTCATACCTTTGAATGCGATAGTGCGGGATACGTTTCGAGCCGTTCCCTGCGCCCATGAGGGCATTCTAGGGTTACCTGCCGCATCCACAAATTGCCCTGAGATAATCTCCATCTGACCAAGAATAGTGGCCTTGCTGTCGGTGTAATTCCCCTCACCCAACTCCTGAGCCAGAAGCTTGCCTGCTACAGTATTTGTATCGATGATTTGGCTGAAGTTTTGTGTGGCATAATCGTTGAGTGCTTGGCCTACCTGATTAACCGATCCGTCCGCATTGAAACCTGTGGCAGCACCCTGCATGTCGGTTTGGATCGCATCCGCATCAACTAGGTTTTCGGAGCGGATCTCTCCCGTCACCGGATCAACATTGTACTGTGGATTACCCAAGCGATCTGTAATCGTTGCAGTTTCATACGTTGCTGGACCAACATTGGTTGGTGCTGTTGAAACCTGTGTCCCTGACACCGTTGTCGGTGTGTAACTTAGATTGCCTTTCAGCAAATAGGTGGGGTTGTTTGGATCGAGCAGCGCACCTGCTGTATTTGGGTCGAGCTGCAGTGTTTGTGCAAGTTGTGAGAGGTTCCCACCCCTTGCCTCGATGAAACCTTTGGGATCAGCAACCAGTGCTGCAACATCTTCGTTAGACGCAATCAGACCAGCCTTCTCAGCCATCTCCAGAATGCTATCAGCGGACAGGGGTGATGGTCCTTCGTCTACGGCTGTACCGTCATCAGTACCTGTGCCTGTTCCATCTGTACCTGCGGCAGTTCCAGATGAGTTATCATCATTTGGATCAATGCCAGCTTCCTTCATCGCCAACTTCTGATTGTAAGATTCAATCTCGGCTGGAGTAAAACCAAACAGTTGTTCCAGTTCTAATGCGGTGTAGGTTTTATTCTCATTAACCTTTTGGGTGACTTTGGTGCGACTATTAAAGTCAGCAACTACATCTGCACCGTACTTTTTGACGAACTCATCATCAGAAAGCATCAGTTTGTCATAGCCCATCGCTAGGTCATTCTTGATGCCAGTCGCTGCATTTGTGACGGTGTTTTTTATGTTGGTAACGGTGTTTGAAACGTTGTTGGAATTATCGTCATTAGAAGTGAAAACACTTCCGTCATTACCAACAACGGCACTGCTGTCGTCTATCGCCTGACCTGTTTTATCATCCGTAAGAACGCCATCCACATAGCTTTTGCCATCATTTGCGGTCAGGGAGTTTGCCAAATCTTGTTGCCAAGTATTCGCCATCAGATTTTGTCCTTCTCGTTTTCACAGGCCCTAATCCGATCTCGCAATTTTGCGTAATCTGCGATTGTAGATGGAATTGCGTAATACCCGTCAGGCAACGCATCCAACTCATCAGCCAGGTCGTTATTATGTTCTTGGGAATAGTTTTGGATTGGGGGGCAGTAGACCTGCAGATCGGTCTTATAAACCGTCTCGGCGCAACCTGTCAGTAAGACCGCTGCGACTATCGACATTATAATCGTCTTCATGTTCAGCCATCGCTTTATAAAAATCTGTGGCCTTGTTCTGGGCCTCAAGTTCATCTTTCAGAACTTTGTGTTTTTCAGCAGCTTTGCCTTTGGCCCTGCCGAAAACGTAAATGATTGGGATAGCCAGCAATAAGGTGGCGATAATCCCGTCTTTAATTTTGCCGAAGATGTTAAACATCAACGCCATCTTTCTGATCGCTGTAACGGGCATATGCAGCCAAAGCGATGCCACCCAACGCACAGATCAGGAATACTGTTTTCAGGCTGTCAGCGTAGCCCACAAGGCCCTGTAGCTGCCCTGCCGTTTCATTGAGTGCAGTTGCTGCTCCGGCGATGCCAACCCCTGCCATGGTGCGGGATTTAGCCAGTGGCTTTTTATCCATGACCGCAGGCTTTTGCGCCATTGGGACATCAGGATCATCTGATGGCAGTGTTGCATCTAATGTAAACAATGTTGCTTCTGCGGATCTGCGGCGGGTCAAACCATTAAGAGGTTTTAACACCCCACCTACCCGAGCCTTATTCCAACGCATTAGTTGCGCAGGCACTGCTGCGTAATCGCCAGCGTTTAGTTTCTTTAACAGTGTCGAGCTGGCAAAGGCGCCCTGCCCGAGGTTGAAGACAAATGAAACCAAACCGTCGAACTGGTTTTGCGTTAAAGGCACAGTGACTAGGTTTTTGACTGCGGCTTCGGAGTCTTTCAGGTCCAATCGAAGAAACCCTTCAGCCTCTTCCTTTGTGATCCGCATGTTCTTTTTAACACCTTTGGTGTGGCCGTAGCCGATTGTTAGAACATTTGCGCTGCAACGATATGGGACGACCATGCCATCAGTATCGACTTTGGCTAGGCCCTCAAATTTTTTAATAAGGTTTATTCCTTGATCGCTTGTTGATTTGGGATGCATACTGATCCTATTGGTTGGAGTACATTATGAATAGATTGATAATGACAGTGCTGTTGGTGACCTTTGGACAAGTCAGCCAAGCTAAAGACTATGTTTGCGAAGGTTGGTCTCTGAAAAGTTCAAAATTTTTAAACGAATATGCCCGAGACACTCTTAAACCAAAGGACGTTGCTACAAAGCCTTTTGTGCTGCGCAATTATCCGGACGACCCCTACTTCGCCTTACAAGAAAAAACACCACCTTTGAAAAAACTTCTACCAGAGCGTTTGCCGTTCCAGGGCGCAATATATTGGCAAGAAGGGGCACTTGATACATACAACCTGTTCAGCATCGAAAGTGTTGGGTTCCTTAATAATGACACCCCGGGTTTAGAAATAACTAAAATGAAAGATGTGTCTCATTGGATTACCAACTGTACCCTTATTCCGGATTAACCAAACGTATTAAAATATGGGTCTTGGCGTTCCATCATGCCGCTTTCGATTGCAGCTCTGCGGTTCGCCAATTGCTGTGGAGCAAGTGAGCCAGGCTGTGCGCCTGTTCCTGTGTAACCAAAGTTATCCATCTGTCTGAGCAGGCTGTTTACGTTGATCATCGATTGACCAAGCATATTGCCCTGCTGATTAAACTGAGCCATCAAAACGTTGCTTTGGTCATCCATCGCTCGACGGGTAATCACACCTTGGTCATCAACGCTTTCCCTAATCAGACGACCATTTTGATCGAAGGACATTGCCAACGCTGTGTATTGCGCTCGAATGTCTTCGGGGATGTTTTCGCCTTGTGCTGCAAGTACCTGTTTCACTGTGTCCAAACGGTTCAAAACATCACTCTGGGATGCAGCCTGATCTCTAGTTGTTGCCTCAAGACCAGAAGCCAAATCCCGAAGTGTATTTGTGAAATCTTGGGTCTGTGTTTGGTTCAAGTTTGCTTGGCGGTTTTGAACATTATCCACCTGCGCTGACACCTGATTGATGTCGCTGCGGGTATCTTGGAAGTTATCCGCAATTGCGCCTCGAACGTTATTAAACCCGCCTGAAACCGTATCCATCAACTCCGCTCTGGTTTGGTTTGCTAGAGTGGTGTTGGTGTCGTAGGCATCTCGGAAATCGGTGAAACCGCTTTGAAGCCCAGATAGATTGTTTTGTAAGTTTGCTTGGCCCTCAGCCAAACCGCCATAATAGGTATCCGCTCGGCCTGACATCCCTTCCAAATATTCCTGCAAACTGGTTTGACCGCCAAGAATGTTAGCAGACATATCTGTTAGGTTTTGGTTCTGAGTATCAAACTGCGTATTGATGTTCTCGTTAACACCTGTGAAGCCTGTATCCAGTGTGTTGTCTACAGTATCGAAGCGTTCAGTCATGTTGCCTGCAACGTCTGTCAGGGTATTCTGGATGCCTGTATGACCTTCGGTAATGTCATTGAAGTTCTGGTTCATGCTTGCAAAGCCTGTATCAACAGAACCCTGTACATCACCAAGTGTGTTGTTCACTGTATCTAGGCGACCACCTACATCAGCAAAGCCCCGATCTGTCGTACCTTCTAGGCTACCAATACGGTTCTCAATACCAGATGTATCTACCGTCTGCGAAACAACCGTTGTCTGTGGGATGTTGGCAATGTCTCTGCGAATGTCAGACTGACCAGATTTTAGATCATTCTGATTACTCAGCATGGTGCCTTGGTTGGTTTTTATCTCTTCGCCAACCACTGCAGCTTCTGCCGCTCTCGCATTGGTATTCTCATTTACCGCCGCTGTTCCCGCTGCAACACTTTCATCGACTTGTTCTGCAGATGCGCCACCGCCGCCGCCTTTAAAAACGATAAGCCCACTGGCTCTAGGATTTAGATACCGGAAAAGGCCAATTGGGTCTAAGGTCTTCATTTAAATCTCCATATTGAAAACGTAGTAGAGGGTTTCGTATTTGTGACCTGATCTACTTGTGAGTTTTTGCAGGTTACGCTGCCAACCTTTGCGGCCCCAAACCTGTACGCTTGAACAGCCATTAGCCTTTGCGAAATCTTCTACGGCCCTGTGCTGTTCGTAAAATTCTTTCCACTGTCTTCCGCTGCCAGTGCAGGTAATGATCTGCAGCACCTTTGTGCTTTCGTATGGCAGTATGCGGGTTGTAGTGGTGCAGACTATTTTGTTGTCTTGATCGATGGTTGCCCAGACTTGGATTTTGTTGTCGAGGGCTTGTCTGCAGACATCGAAAGCGGTCAGTTCATCTATACCATGCTCTAAGGCTTTAGTGATTTCTGGTTCGAGTGTAGGCCAAAGCCTTAGAACTTCTTTAGGTGATAATAGAACAGACCGAAACTCAGTGGAGTTTTCTGTCATAAGTGCCTAAATATGTTGAGAAATTGTGATTTAGAGTATAGCACTTATGGGGTTAAGTTGCAAGTGGTTTTAGGCGACTTTACTACACCAAAATCTGTGATGCGTTATCGTTGATGTTCCAATCGCTAATTGCGTTTCTGTACCAGAACATTCCGCCGCCCTCTTGGTTGTCCAAGGTGATGTGTCGGCCCCCAGACCAGAAGTTAAATTGAGTAATTGTTGGATGCTCTAGGCAAGCAACAGCAGACATAGTAGCCTTGTCTATTTTAATTAGATACCTACCTACGTTTGTTTCTGCTGCAACGTAGATGTTGTCAGTATCCGTAATAAGACCTTTAGCATGGTCTATGGCCACTGTGATGTTTGAAGTACCAAACCTTGGAATAGAGAGACCGTTGACTACGCAAGTATCGACTGGCCCCATAGTACTTTTATTCCATTTGGTAATAAAATTAGAATTATACCCACAGGTGTAGGCGTAAGTACCATCAACAGCCACAGCATTGGTGTAGCCCCCTGCCGTACCACTGCCAATGGAATGTGAACCGTAATACGCAGTACTAAAGTTGCTTTTCAGTAGCTTATAAAGGTTCTGGGAACCATTATTGCCGCCGTATCCTGTGAAATATACAGCATCCTCATCCGTCACAATGGAGGAAATTGTGCTAAAGTTGTTTGCAGAATAGGTATTAAGATTGTTGAAGTTTGACCTGTAAACAATTTTGAGAGTTCCGTTATTAGCGGAGCCGCCAAAATAAGCATAATTGTTATCTACAGCAACGCCATAAACCTCTCCCCCTGAACCAAGGTAAGTATTGTTGGATGATCCACCAGTTTGTTTATCTAGGTATCTACCGTACCCGTCATTACGAGCCATGTAAATTTTAGTAGCATCCACCGCAATCGCTGACCTACTATTGGCAGCTGCGCTAAATGTTGTGTGCGGAGGCGTTTGAGATGCACCTTGAGCCAAGTCTGTCTTTAAATATCGGTCTACATCAGTACTGTTATAGCCGTAGTTATTAAATAGATATGTATCATCAACTACTACGTTTTGTGAGGCTACACCTGCACCACTATCGAACAAATCCAAGCGTTCCATAGTCTCAGGATCAAACAACATTATATTATGTGTACCAGAAGTTTGTACACCTACGGAATATCCAAAAACAGGTGATGACTTACCGCCGCCTCTTTGACCGAAGCCCCTAGCAGACCCACCGCCAAATGTGCTTAACATCGGCGCATACAGGATTTCTTTTTTAGGAAAAATCAAACTCATGTTGTTGATCTCCTATTATGCGAATTGTGTCATTGAAGCCAAAACTTGGAACTGGTTAGTAGCTTGTTTAATTACAGTGAATGTGTAGATGTCATGGCTGTCTGGATTACCGCCTGTAGGTGCAGAGCCGCCCTGCCAAAGTGGAGTTACCGTAATCTGACCTGCAGAACCTTCTATTTCAAATGCGTTTAGGTAGTATGCGGTAGAACCATTTTTAACACCAACTACTACGGTCATGGCATCGCCCTGCGCCATAACACTATCAATGGTGTCAGTACCTGCCATATTAATGTTCAGTGTGCGGTTTGCAGTGGCATTTGTTAAATCAAAAACAATTGCACCTCTGCCTGTACCAATATTGTTAATATCAGTACTAACTGTGCTTTGACCTGAAGTGGTGTATTTCACCCGTTCCATAATTGCTTGATCAAGCTGAAGGGTTTTATTCAGGCTCATGTATTTACCAGTATCGGAATACTGGAAGTTAACATCCGCACCATCAATCGTAATACCTGCACCATCAGCCGCTGCGCTGTTAGCTGCGCCATCAGCAATAGTGATGTTCGCATCTGCTACGTTCAGGTTTGTAGAGTTAATAGTTGTGGTAGTGCCTGTCACAGTTAGATCAGGAATAGTCACTGCGCCTGTGAATGTGGCACCTGCTAGAGGCGCATAGTTAGCACCTTGTGCAGCTACAGCGGCTACCTGTGTATTACCTTCGGCAGTAACTCTTGCTACCTGAGTATCGCCCTCAGAGATAACGCCTGAAACGCTATCTGCTACATTTAAAGCCTCAACTGCTTTGCCCAAAAAGACCAAGTCTTTTGGATCAGTTGTAGATGCAGCTAATGACTGCGCTTTGGTATCAATCGCACTAATAAGTGTGCTGAAATTAGTATTTGTTGTTGGCATTGGTTTAGACCCCTAAATTCAATAAGTTTTCGTCTTCAAGAGCCTCGACCTTCAAATTGAGGCTTACGTCAGAAGTTTGGTAATCGGATTGGTTAACATTGAAGTCTGATGTTGATGCTTCCCCAGAGACTTCGGCTAGGGATATTTTTTCGTCCCGTAGGAGATCGGCTAATAGTCTTGCTTTGCTCATGTCTGGGACTCCTTATGTTAAGCCTAAAATAATAGCCAAACTACCGCCCGGGTTGCGGCTAGAGTTTGCACCATCGCCGTTTCCATAAAGCTGCCCCGGCTGACCTAGTAGCGTCTGTATTCTGCTTAAATTAGGACTATCTGCACCGGGGCCTTTAATCCCTTGGCTAAGAGCGTATCCCGGGCTACCGCCTGAGCATGGGCTTTGATCACCTGCGTCACCACCTTCACCTGAGCCGTCCAAACTGCCGTAGTTAGCAGAGCCTTGACCCCCTGCGCCAGCAGTGATTTTACCTACCCTTGTTGTGGAGTTCCAATCCGCTTTAAGAATACCGCTATTACCCCTAGAGCCAGAAGGGCCATTTTCATGCAAAGCCCATTCGAAATGATCTTGATACGAACTGCTATAAAGACTGCTCACATAACCGCCACTACCCGCTGCTTGGTTGTGGTGATATGAACCACCATTCTGCGCACCGTTTAGTACCAGCATCTGGGAGCCGTTGATGTTGACATTAGAAGTAGCAGCAGTCTCTTGGTAATAGTCATTGCTCTGATCTGTCGAAGGGTTTCCACAGACCCCACTTATTTGGTTTATAGTTCCCCAATAAGGGCTAGAAAAACCTGCTTTCCAAATAAAACCAACAGCGGCTCCTGCGCCACCTCCACCACCGTAGTAGCTTCCCCCTGCACCTGCACCTGTTAAATAAAAACACAACCACTTATACGAATAGGTGGAAAACAAATTGTTTACGTTTGTGAAATTATAGGAATTTGAACCACTGCCTTGATTTGTGGCTTGCTGCCAGTAGCTGTTAGTCGGTAAGGAGCCACTTGCAAAAAAGTCTGCTAATTCTGGCGCACCTCCAGTGGCTCGACCAATAAAGAAGTTTGTTGGCAAACTCATTAGCTTACCCCCTTACACTGTGTAGCCAGAAGCCGAAGCCAAGATTGTTGTGCCATTCAAGCAGGTGAAGGATACGATCCAGTAACGGTAATCTGCCCAAGTGGGTTCCGTTGCATCAGGCCATTTAATGTTGGCGTTCCATGTTGGTGTATGTGGCGTAGCAGACGTATCCAAAACCATCATAGATGTTTTACCAGCAGCAATGCCTACGCCAGTGAAGGTTGCAGCACCTGTCATAGTGTAATGATGCATGGGTTTATTCACATCAAAGGTAGAAGCACCGTTGATTGTGGTTTGGGAATTAACGACAGGATGTAAGTCTGTGTAAGTTCCTGTGATCGCCTTATTGAAGTCCCAAGTGTCCGAAGAGCTTGTGTAGATAATGGTAGCATTTGCACCGTCTACGGTAAGACCTGCGCCGTTAGCTGCAGCCGCATCAGCCGCCCCGTCAGCCACTGTGATGTTCAGGTCATCAACGGTCATTGTCGCAGAATTGATAACTGTCTGCGTCCCGTTGACTGTGAGGTTGCCTGACAGAACTAAATCTACCGCCGACAAGTTTCCGCTGTATGTCCCACCTACTGCTGCTAGGTCACCACTAAATGTCGCAGTAGTGCCAGTAATTCCACCTGTGAATGTGGCACCTGCTAGAGGCGCATATGTAGTGGAAGCTGCAGTAGTCGTTAAATACGAAGACCCTGCAGCCTGTACGTTAGCGACTTGGGTGTTACCTTCAGCGGTAACCCTTGCGATTTCAGTATCACCTTGGTCAATAACGTCTTGTACGACGACTGAAGGTGTTACGGCTTCGATTGCTTTGCCAAGTAGCAGGAACTCTTTTGCGTCCGTTGTGCCACTTGTAGCGTTAATCTTAGTAGTAAGATTACTTTCAAAAGTGTTGGTGTTAATTGTCATTTTAGATTCCTGCTAGAGCTAGTGCTTCAACATCATCGATGAGTGCATCGACTTGTGTTTGGTTGTAGTGATCCGCAATTACAAAGGTTCCGAAGGATACAATGGAGACTGTATCTCCCGTTGCCGCTGCGCTGCCGAGGATCACATTCGCACCGTCAGTGGCGGTAAAGTCTTTTGGGGCTAGTTTAACCCCGTTCAGGTACACATCGACGTACCCAGTGTCATAAACTGCGGGGAAGGTTGTGGTGGACGTACCGCCATAGCTTCCTGATGCCGTACCAACGACATAATCCTGACGCTCCGCTGTTCCGTTGACTGAGGAACCCGCATTCTGCCATCCGCTTGTGGAGCGAACTTTAAGCACTTGCGCAGTGGTATCGAACCAAAGGTCACCCTCTGTGACGCTGTATGTTGGTGCTGCAGGAGCGGTAGCTGAAACGAAGTATGTATCGAAGAAATCGTTCAGGTTGTTGATATTGGTCGCTACGGTATTGACCGCCGTAATTGACCCGCCAGTAAGGTTCACATTCGCTATGTCGGCGGCGACTGTGTTTATATCCGCTATGTTGGTCGCAATGACCCCAACGTCAGCCTGTGTCGCCCAATATTTAGCGGAGTAATTCGTACCATCGACAGTACCGCTAGTCTTGATTGCCCAATCTCTAGCAGTGTTTTCAGAGGACAGAGCATTAGCTTCAGATACTGCAGCGTTTGCCTCAGATGTCGCCGCTGCCGCTGCCGAAGCAGAAGCCGCTGTAGCAGAGCCTAGAATGCCATCTACATAGCTTTTTCGGGTTGCATCGTTAGGGTCTGTGGGTGCTGCCAAGTTAACGATTTTATTGAGGCCCATAGCCAATTGGCCTGACATACTATCACCAGAGCGGGATACCTGTAGAGCGTCCTGTTGGTCAGTGTAGGCTTTAGATGATGCCTCAGTTGGGTTTACTGGAAGCGGCAGACCTGTGACTGTGGCACCAGACATAGTCAGGTCGCCTGTCATTGTGTCGCCAGTGTCGTTGACCTTACCTGCTAGGGCAGTAGTCATAGTCCCTGCGAAGTTGGCATCGTCTGCTAGTGATGCCGCAATCTCATTCAGAGTATCTAGGGCGGCAGGAGCCGCATCGATTACATCAGCAATACGGTTTTCAACATAATTGCGGGTAGCAGCGTCTTGCGGATTAACGGGATCAGTCAGGTTCTGGATGGTGGCAGTCGTAGCCCCGTCCATGTTCAAAGTGCCTGAGATAGTTACGTTGTTAAAGGTAGATGTGCCTGTAGAGGTTACGTTACCAGAAACATCCCCAGAGACTGCGCCAGTGATTGTGCCTGATGCATTGATGTTGGTGAAGCTAGAAGTACCAGACGCTGCAGTTACGTTACCAGTGACATCACCTGTGATATCGCCAGAGAAGCCGTTGTTTGCAGTAATCGTCGTACCAGTAATTGGTGAGGCTGTATTGCCGCCGATAACAGTGTTGTCGATTGTACCAGAGTTAGCATCAACTTGGGCCAATGTAGTTAGGCCAGTAACGCCTAGAGTGCCGCCTACTGTGGCATTCCCTGTAGCGTTTACGTCTGTGAGGGTGGTTGTCCCAGTGACGTTGAGCGTACCGCCGAATGTGGCGTTTGCTGTACCAGAGATTGATCCTGACAGGTAAAGGTCTTTGTAGCGATTGGTTGTTGAACCAATGTCTACGGTGTTGGTTGTCTCAGGGCTGATCAGGTTATTTGCAACACCGACAACCTCAAACCACTGAGCGGCTGATGCAGTATTCACCGAGCAAATAAAGAAACGAGCGGTAGTGCTGTTGTACCAAATATTTCCTGGTGCGTAGCCTGCGTTTACGTCATCCGTTACGGTTGGATTGGTTGTCGCTGTAACATTGTTCTGACCACCCGTACCACCATTTGCAGGTAGCAAGTAACCCGATACAGATGTTTGCAGATTAATCTTTGGCGCATTGCCTGCCGTACCATCATGGGTGTGGCCAGTGGTGCTAAAACTATCTTCTAGTTGGTCAAATTCGGCGTTGAGTGGTGGTGCCGTAATCTCAGCGCCGTTGATAATATCGGGGCGAGACTGTCGAGTGTATCCTGCCATGCGTTAACGCCTTCCTGAAATAGAGAATTCAAATACCAGCCCTTGGATTGAAAAAGGTTCTGACTGGCCGAGGGATACGAATGTGGCTCGGGCTGAGAAGCCAGATCCCTGAACATCAGTTGTCATGATGGGTTTGGAGTTACCGCCGTAGAGGACGTTCGCTGCGCCGTAGTCGATATTGCGACCACCATATTCAACCGGACCACCAGCAGAAGTTTGGTTATAACTGCTAGGCCGAGCGGTGTTGT